TCCGCTTCCTGTTCCTTGGCGTTGTCTTAGGACAGATGCAAAAGATGACGCGGTTCCTGTGCCTGATGCGGTGGCGGTGACGGTAACGATTGCACGGACACCGAGATAGAAGCGTCCACCGTTTTGATAGAAACCTGTGTGATAGTCAACGAGACGGTTTAGTCGTGTGACAGTTCTGCCTGATGCGGTTTGTTGTGTACCGTTACCTGGTCCTGTTGCGGTACGTGTGACGGTACGGAAGTATGTTCCGCGATAGAACGGATGTGTGTCTAAGAACGGTTCGCTAAAACCTGTGACTGCTGTTTGTGCCATGAGGGGTTATCCCCTGGCGGCTAGTCGAGTGACAGCGTGAGTGAAGTGATTTGAAAAGTGTCACCAGCGGTCACGGCTGCTGATGAAGATAGCGCACCAGTCCACAGGCAGTTTCCACCTGTGCTTGCGTCCCAGAGTGACCAATGGCTGTAGGTTTCTGTTGCTGCTACGTTTGTCCATTCAACTGTTGCAGATGATGCCATAGAGCCAGATGATGCTGCTGAGAATGAGATTGCTTTGCGGGTTGTTTCGGTTGCGGCGTTTGATGTTCCTGCTTCGCCAGCGTCACCTGTGTGCAGTTTTACATATGTGGCGGCAACTGCGAATGACTGGTTGCGGAGCGTGTCCAGTAATGCTAGTTCTGCGTAGTTAGAAATCGACATTGTAAACCTTTCGTGTTATATGACTATAGCAAAACGAAAGCCCCCCATCTCCCGTCTGAGGGGAAACGAGGGGCTTTTGCTTTAACTATGGTTAGTTATTAGTTAGCACCAATGCTTGATGCTGACTCGATGCGGCGGAGTGATGCTTCGCGGAAGCGACCATAGCCACCCAACCAGTACCAACCCAATGGCTGCAAGCGCATGAGGAGGTCGGTTACGTTGCCACGGACAATCTTCGGTACTGCACCGTTTCCGTCCTGTACGCTGTACGCCTTTGCAAGAGCCTGACGACCCATGATGTGCGTGCAATACGCGTCGATTGAACCAGTTGTGCTGGTGCCGTTCGATGCGTTGGTGAATACCTTTGCGCGTGGGGTTTCGATGAAACGTACGGATTCGAACAAGCCGATTTCGCCGTTGTAGATTCCCTCTGGGTTGACGTAGTTAGCAGGGGTACGCCATGCTGCTGCGTCAGTTGCCGAACGGAAGTCGTACGATACGTCTGGGTGGATAAAGCCGATGTATGAACCGTTGAAGGTTGCTACGTTGGCTCCACGGAGCTGTGCGACGGTCTTGCGAACGTCGTCAGCGGCGAGTACGTCGTCAGCCGAGATTGACTCACGGCTCGTTGGTGTGGTTGAACCACCAGTTGCATAGACAACGTTGCTTCCGCCAGCAAGAACTTCACGGACAACCTGGTCGATTGAATCGCCTGCGTTGTATCCGATGATGTTTGCTGCTGCAGAGTCAACATCCAAGAACGCTGTTCCACGCAACTTAGCGGTGGTTACTACTGCGTTACCGTATTCGTTGAGGGTTACGGTTACTTGGCTGTCGGACAATGCGGTTGGGGTTACGTCGGTAACTTCGTTCAACGTTGACGTTGCTGCTGCAATGTCGCTGAAGATGGTGAATGTTACGCCAGTTCCTGGCATTGCCTGTGCTACTGGTTGTACGTCTGCTGCCTGGTCGAAGAGGAGTTCTGAACGAAGGGCGAAGTACGCCAAACGGTCAAACGCTACCTGGTCTACGGACAGTGACGAGGTTGTTGTTTCGCCTGCCATTTTAATTTTTCCTTTGGTTTAGAGGTTTATGAATTTCCTAATGCTATTCGTGCCTCTGCCAAAATTGAATCTACTTCTTGTGGACTTCGCGCGTCTTGTAGTCTGCGGTTCCAGTCGATTGGTGGTTGAGCGGTTTGTGAACCTGCAGCAATTTTTGCTGTTCGATTCCAAGCTTGTGCTTCTTCCATTAACGGACTTGGTTCTGGGGGACTAATCAATTGTGCTTCCACTGCAGCTTGTCTGATGGACTCTGGGGAAAGTTCACCGTCATAACCTTTAACGAAATACTTTGACGCTGGTGCAGTCAGGTCGATGCCTGCTTTCACGAACGCTAGTTCTCGTTTGGCGATGTCGGCTTCGGCGAGAAGTTTTTTGGCTTCTGCGTTTTCCTTTTCCAGTTGACGCATCCTTGCCCTAACAGGGTTTCGGCTGTCGTCCATTTGGTCTTCGCTGTCGTAGTTGTCAATATCTGACATATGGCACTCTCCTTTTGCCCACATCACTCTGGAGGGTAGTGATGGCTGCTGTTGATTTGTCACCCCATATTGCTCCGCACGGTTCGGGGGTTGTCCGTGAAGGTATTACGAACTATAACACATTACATTCCGACTGTGGTGAGTCCTGTTTGTTGTCCGCCTTGACCTGAGTATCCGCCGCCTTCTTGGAAGGTTGCGGTGCGTCCGCGTCGGCGGCGTGCGATTCGTTCTGCGGCAGCTTGGTCGTTGGTGAGTGTGCCTGCAACGATTTGTTCTTGGGTGAGTGCTTGTTCGCCCATCAGGTTGGAACGGAATAGTTGTTCTTGTTGTCCGATTTGAGCGAAGCCTTGTTGGGCTTGTTCAGCGGTCACACCTTGTTTAGCTAACTGTTCTGCTTGTGCGGTTGTGATTTGCATGCCGCCTTGGGTTACGCCTGCCGCGGAGATTTGTGCGGCGCGGGCTTTGCGTTCTATTTCTTGACCTGATTTTGTTGGGTCTAGGAAGTAGGCGGCGATGTCACCGTCGGTTAGGTCGGGGACCATTCGTTTGAGTTGGTTGACGACTTCTGGGCTGGCTTGGGTTACTGCGTTATACCCTTGTTGTATTCTTTGGGCTAGTTCGACTGGGGAGATGTCGTTGGCGATGAAGTTGGCGAAAGCTTCTTGGGTGTCGTAGAAGCCTTTTGGCATGCCAAGGTTCTTCAGGTTTGTTTTGTATGACACTTCCTGGTTGATGTACTCAGCCTCAGAAAGCTCAGGCAAACCTTTGCTCACACGGTCAGCGTTGCCTTTGAACCGTTCCTTGTAAATGGGTGTCTGACGGATTGAACCGAACAAAGCGTCAGCGTTACGCACCAATGTGGTGTCAGCCATGACAGCTTGGTTTAGGGTATCGAACAGTCCTTCAAGCCCGTAACGTCGAAGTACGGCTTTGAGTTCGTCTGCGGCAGCGTTGCCAACTGGTAGCACCGTAGGGGTTGGTGGGGTTACTGGACCGCCGCCACCGCTAGGTGGGATTGCTGGACCAGTCGGTAAAACCACTGGTGTTTTAGGGGCGAGCAAACTGTTCCTATAATCATAAAATCTGTTAAATGCTTCCTGGTTTGCAGCTGCATCTGCCGCTGCCTGTGGTGCGTTCGCAAGTTGAACTTTTGCGGTGATTTGCTTACGACCTTCAGGAGTAGCAGATAATTCAGCGAAACGAGCATTAAGAGCAGCAGTATCAACAGGCTTACCAGCAGCTTGAAGTTCAGCGGTGCGCTGTTGAATAAATAATTCTTGGCGTTCTTGTTTAGTCAAAGCCATAATGGTTAACCTTTCACTGCTCCGAAACCTCTAGTAATAGTAGAAGCCACATCACGATACAACGTCTTAGCCTCATCAGTTGACTGCCATTCAGGCAACGTACGCAGGAACTTGCCCCACTCTGTCACATTCATCAGGCGAGTCTCATTCGTGTTCGGGTCCTGGTATGACAACAAACGCCCCCACTTATTGGCATCCGTGAAGTCAATCGTGTACGGGTCAATACCAAGAGTGCTTGCAGCAACAGCACGATAGGTTGCCGTAGCCTGTGCGACAGTACGACCAGCATCCAACTGTCCTTTCAACGCAGGATAAAGGTTCTCCGCGTCACGGCGCATCATCTCTTTAACCTGTTCAGGGGTCATCGTCTTCATGATGAGGTTCTGCGAGTATGCGTTGATAGTTGCATCATCAAGTTTGATGCCGTAGTCAATGGCATATTGGCGGACGCTTGCTGCATCCAAGCCTTTTGTTACTGCTTCGCCTGCCACACCGCCAGGGGTTCTGCCAGTTTTAGCTACTTCTGCACCAACATAACGGGCTGTTTCGTTGGTATCCCAACCATATTTAATCGCTTGTGTAGCAAGATTTTTTAGCGAAACAGGGTCTAGTGAGTAGCCTTGTTTACCAATATAGGTTTCAAGTTCGAACTGTTTAGCGTTGATGTCATTGGCAAGGGTGGTTGGGTCTGTGGTTTGCTTGTCAAGGTAGGCGCGTTCTTTAGCGTCTTTTGTTTTCGACCATTGGGTTGATTGAACCGCGTTAAGGAAACGTGGGGTAAGCCACTTCTCTCTTACGGCTTGGTCAATGATTGCTTGCAATTCAGGTACGGATTGGTATAGGT